CGGCATTGCAAATTCTGGGGTCTGGTACTGGTAGTCGATGTAAACCGACTCCAGATTTGTCAGCAGCTTGTCGCCCTGAATCTCCCAATCGACACTAATAAAGCCGCCAACCGCAGCGGAATCGCGCACAGAATGCGGATTGCCCAAGCGATCACCAGGCAAAAGGTATTCATATTTCCAGAAACTAGTGGGCGTAGTAATCAGCCGCGCCAGCTGGATCTTCTTCATGGAGAACGACCAGGGATTCATCATCAAGGTCGAATCTCGAATGTCTGGGTATAGACGGTCACAAACCGAGCTCTCGTCGGTGCCGTCGTTAAAAGATGAGATTGCCTTCGCGCCCAGCAAAATCAGCGCGTCAGAGCAAATTGATACACCTGTGTCGCCTGCTGCCATTGCAACCTCTTAATGTAAGAAAGGGCTGGCCTCTCGCAGAAACCAGCCCTTGATACTACATGATGGCCACTTAATCGCCGTCGGTATTCGACAGCGTGGTGCCGTCGGTTACGTCAACAACGCCGCTTGCGTTGGAAACGACATACACCAGAGTGACGACGGCGGTCGTGCCGGTCGAAGTCACGCAGTGGATAACGTCGCCCACTTCAAGCGTGTTGGCCAGCGTGTTGAAATAACCCGAAGTGTTGACATCCGCGATTGCATCTGCGGTTTTGTAGCCGTACATCGACGGGGCGTTACCTCGCTTGGAGGCACTATAGGCTGTAAAGCCAGCTGCATCATAAGCCATGACTTTGCCCTCCTATTAAGCTGCAGCCGCAGTATCGCGGGCAGTGATTTTGACGATACCCTCGGAGTCGATAGCAACTGCACCAGCCGAGAACAGAGCGTTGACCAGCCAGCTGGTCTTCTCGGCGATATAGTTGATTTCGGTCTTTGGAGCGATTCCTTCTGCGTAGCCAATAGCGTCGCGGTGGAAAGCAAACAGCGTGCGATCCGACGAAGCATCAATCGGCAGGCCACCTTCCGAGCGGTCACCCAAGACATGGAATGTGAAACCCATGTACTGGTTAATTTCGCCCTGAACCAGCGCCTTCACGGTGTTGAAGTCTGAGCTGGTGACCGAAGTCTGCTCAAGCATCGCTGCCAGTGAGTTAGCGTGGATGATGATGTTACGGCCTTCGCTTGGCACGTTCTTAGCATTCAGGATCTTCGCAGCTTCGCGCAGCTTGGAAATGTTCATGTTGGTGTTTGAGCCACCAATTGAATTTGCCACAGTGCCGGTGCCGGAAGCAGCGTTCAGCGCGTCGAGGATCAACTGATCCTGGCGGCGGCCAATCGCAGCGCCAACAACTTGAGCGAGCTCAGAGCGCTCGTCAAAGTTGACCTTCTGCTGAGAAAACACATCTGAATATTCTGCTGCATTGAAATCGCTCAATGTGCAGGTAACGGTTGAAAAGCCGACGTTCATCGGAGTTACATCAGTCTGCGTTACACGGGCAGTAGCCACGCCGCGACCGACTTTAGGGAATCTTACAGTGGAGCCTTCTACACCACGACGCTGACGCACAGCACCAACCAGCATTGCTTTGCCCTGGTAGGCTTGCTTGACTTCAGCATCGAATAGCGTAACAAAGGCGTTCGAGAGAGAAACGGCCATTTGAATACCTCATTCGGTTAATTAGTCAGGGTTTTGCGCATCGGTGAGCCGCTAGTGCGGGCCTTGCTTGCTGATTACGTCAGCCGGTCGATGGCATCTCGCCACAAGTAAGGGTCGGTAAACCGGTAGGCCTTACCACAATTGTAGGTACTTTTTGGAAAAAAGCAATAAAAAAACCCCGGCATGTTGGCCGGGGGGAAAGTTGCAGCTGCGGGTTAATCTTTAACGTAGGTGCGAAACATGCGCTCAACCTTCTGTCGGTAGGCTGGGTCGGTTTTGTATTTAGGGTCATTTACCATTGCATAAAGTTCATCTTTGCTAGGTGCGCCCTCAATCGGTGCCGACTCAATTGGGATGCGTCCCTCGTAGGCTTCGCGGATTTTCATCAGAGCATTCAGGCCGCGAGCTGTGCCGCCCATGATCTTGAATTCCTCAAAGTCATCCTTGCCCCAAACGCCCTTGGCAACCAAGCCGCGAGCCCAATCGACCATGCCGTTGACCACAGCGCCGCCATTAGGACCTAGCTTCTTCATTTCCTCGGCAGGGTCAACCATCTCACCGGCCATCATCTCCTGCGCCTGGGAGCGCAAAGAGGTTGCCAGATCATCAAACTGCGCCTGGGATAATCCGTTTTCTTTAGCCCAGCCAGCAAGCGTTGATGCTATCGGGTTATCAGCAGAGTCCTCGCCGCCAAATGAACTAAGGTCATATTTGCCATCAGCTGGTGCGTTGTGAGCGCCCTTAGAGATTTTGGCTCTCAGGTCGCGCCATGATTTGGCAATACCTTCAAGATCGGGCTCGTTGCTGTCTTTGTTCCAGAAGTTTTCTGGCCAGTAATCTGGCCGCTCCAGCGGATCCTCTGCTGGTGCTTTGTTGGGGTCGGGTGGTCGGTGATCAATATCGACTGCCTGGGTAGCTTGCGCCGGGGTGTTGGGGTCATCGACTGTAACGCTGTCGAGTAGGCCGGAGCTACCGGGCTCGACAGTTGTTGTGTCTGTCATAAGTTCCTCGCTTGATGAATCCGTGCAATGAGTTCTCGCACGACGGTCCTTTGCCCTTCAGCAAAGAAAGCGTGCGATGGGTCGGTACCTGGCACGGCAACAGGCACATCCACATACATCTGACGCAGCCAGGCCAGCAGCTTCTGGCCGTCCTCAGTAGCAAACACCCGCAGGCAGAGCCTAGCTAGGTCTTCCCGCTGCTGCTCTACTGGCCGAACGTCAGCCGTTATTGCTTCAAGTTCATCCCAGCTCAAACCGGCATCCCTTCAGGCGCTGCCCCAGCTTGTGCTTGCATGGCCATTGCCTGCGCCATTGCAGCCTCCTGCTGCTGCTGTTGCATGGTTTCCATCAGTACCGCACGCTCGGCTGCTGTATTGCGCACAGAAGCCGGCACGCCCAGCTTGTCGCCAATGTAATCAACCACGGCATCGGTCTTAATCGCCAGTGCGCCATCGGTGCCAAAGCCCTGCATCAGCTGGGTATACTGGATAATCGCGTTGACCTCCTCCATGTTCTGAGCCATAGCCAGCGGAGCCACCGGCACCACCTTGGCCTCCAGGCCGTTGACGCGCAGCGGCATGTCGATCAAGCCGCGCTCATCCATTACCTCAAGGATCTTGGCCACCAGCGGGATCATTGTCTCGTTGATCAGGCGACCAAAGGCAGAGCCAAGATTCTGCGCGAGCTCCTTCATGCGCTCAACAATCTCAGTAGCCGACCGTGCCGACATATTGTCTGGCGGCAGCGACTCATCCAACAGGATTCGCTTGATGTTGGCAGACAGATCGTTGATGACCAGCTGGCTGACATTGAAGTCACCGGATCGAGGTAGCGGCAGCAAAGCAGGACCTTGTGGACCGCCATTGCGAGCCACGGGAATGATTGCACCAGGCACCAGCTTGACCGTATTGGGGTTGAGCACGCCATCATCGGCGGCAGTATAGACACCAGCAACAGCTAGGCTGGCGTTCTTTAGCAGCAGCTCTTTGACCTTGTTGAGCGTCTTAATGTCTGGCAGCGCAGTCATCAGTGGACCGCGCCCATAGATCTCGCCGGCCACCTTCATATAACGGCTAATTACCCAGGGCGAGGTTTTGCGACGGCGATAGACCAGCTCTTCTTTGCCTTCCTTCCAGATAACGTGATAGCAGTAATCACCCCGCTTGGTATCGAAAATTGTGGCTTCCAGCAACTCAACATCGTCGGTGGGTTTTTGCTCAATCAAGCGCTGCAGTGTGTCCGGTATCTTCGCGTCTGGCCACTGGCGCTGGATCGACTCAGCCTTCATGCGCATGCGGCGGTAGACATTATCTACCTGCCCATTCGCGCCCTCCTCGTAGCTGACTAGGAACAGCGGCACAGGCACAAAGTTAATCGGCGAGACATCATCACCAGGCTGCACCATCATGCAGGCCGTGCCGACAGCCAGATCCAGCAGGAATTCACCAATTGCAATGTCAAAATTGGATTGCTTTAGAACAGCAAACATCTGGTCGCTGTAGACATCCAGCACTGCCTGCAGCTGCTGCTTGCGATCCGCTGGGATTGACGGACCAGGCTCAAGCCTCGCCCACTTGCGCTGCGGTGGAAACACAACAGACTGCAGCCGGTTGGCAAAACGCTGGGTTGAGTTGATGGCGGTCGAGTCAAACACCCTAGCCATCTTCTTGCTGCCTGTTGCGCCACCCTCCCAAACGCCATAGAGTTGACGCTGTGGCAGGGCAAACTCATAGGCATCCTGGTACAGCTGCTGAAACTCGTCCTTCTTTCGCTGGGCGAGATCCTGCCGCTTCATGATTTCTTCAGGCTTTAGTCTCATGCCGCCCAGCGGCTCTTTGTAAGCCATGATCAATCTTCCTCTTCGTCTTCAAGTTCAGCCTCGTCCATCATCTCCTTCAAGCCGCGCATTGGCTTCTCTGGTTTCTTGGTGGACATGTACTGTGCAATCTTTTTACGCAGGGCAGGCGGGAGCTTTGACAGCTCGACCATGCCTTCCTTATCTTCGTATTCTTTTTCGATAGAGATTTCAATCTTCATTTCTTCACCCCTTTGCTCATCCCTGCCTCAGACAATGCGATAGCAACCGCCTGGTCACGCGATTTGACCTTCTCTCCGCTGGATGACTTCAGCTTGCCAGCCTTGTACTCGCGCATCACTTTGGAAACTTTATCTTTCATTTTGTCTGGCATGTCAGTCCTCATCCTTGTCTAGTTTGTACTTCTCCAGCAGGTTGCGTCCCTTGGCGGCCAGCCTAGATGCGGCACCCGCTGTGCGTGGCACCGGCTCGCCCCAGGCATTCGCCGCCAACGCCAACCGGGTTGGCCGTCCCTTATCGTCCACCATCGGCCCGCTTGGGTTGGTGTAGAACCGAGTCAGGAAAGATCCCTTGCGGCGTGCCTTCTCGCCTGACGGCGCAGATTCTTTAACGCCCGGCTGGAGGTTCTTACTCTCGCCGGATGCCTCAAACTTGCGCCTGCCGGCCTCAGTCAGCCCGCCTTCGGGATCCCTGTACTTGCTCATGCCTTGGC